AGAAAAATCTCATACATCATTCAATTAAGTGATGAAGATGAGTATGAAGGAGGAGAGTTAGAAGTCTTTGACGGTAATAATCATATCGCCCCCAAAAAACAAGGCACAGTAGTAATGTTCCCTAGTTATATGAGCCATAGAGTAGCTCCCGTAACTAAAGGCACTCGCTGGAGCTTGGTTATCTGGATTCAAGGAACGACTCATTTTAGGTAATGGCTAAACCTACAGGACCTACCACAGTAGGAGGACAAGAAGTTAGGAGAGTTAGGTACCAAGATTTTTTAGAGAATCTTGCTGCTAACTCTTCCCCAGGAGAAGGTGTAGTAGTAACGTCTAATGTTACTTATAGCTACAGCTTTAGTTATCTTTCAGACGGTCAGGTAGCAAATGACGCTTCTTGGACTGTTTTTCCTGTTAGCTGGACTGTTGATCTGTCTAATGTAACTTCCGACAGTGTTAACTTTAGTGTATCTAGTCAGGATACTTCTCCCTCTGGCCTAGCCTTCAACAATGATGGCACTAAGATGTACATGGTTGGGACTGGCAATGACAGTGTATATCAATATACTTTGTCTACAGCTTTTGACTTAAGTACAGCCTCATATGATAGTGTTAGCCTTAACGTAAATAGTCAGGATAGTATTCCCTTTGGAATGGCATTCAACACTGATGGCAGCAAGATGTATATTTCTGGACTTGCAAATGGCACTATACTTCAATACAGCCTATCTACAGCTTTTGACTTAAGTACAGCCTCCTACGATAGTGTCAGCTTCAGCGTAAGTAGTCAGGATACTGTTCCTTATGGCCTAGCCTTCAACTCTGATGGCACTAAGATGTACATGGTTGGTTATGCCAATGCAAGTGTATATCAATATACTTTGTCTACAGCTTTTGACTTAAGTACAGCCTCCTACGATAGTGTCAGCTTCAGCGTAAGTAGTCAGGATCTTGTTCCCATTGGTCTAGCCTTCAACTCTGAGGGCACTAAAATGTATATTTTGGGAAGTAACTCTATCAAAGGGTATCAATACACTTTATCCACAGGCTTCGACCTAAGCACCGCCTCGTATGATAGTGTTAGTTTTAGTGTCTCTAGTCAGGATACTTCTCCCCAGAGTTTTGCTTTCAGCACCGATGGAACTAAGATGTACCTAATAGGCCGACAACTTGACAGAGTTTACCAATATAGCACAGGATTATAATAGATGACAATTAATAGTACCGTATCAGGATATTCAACGGGGAGAAATCAAGTATAGTGTACTTAGTTTATGTTGAGGATTTTCCTGTTAAAGCCTTAACCCCTGCTTTTCCTAGACCTGCATCTTTTTATAAGTCTCGTCCAGAGTTTTTAGAAATGCAGAAAATTATAATTGACAGTCTACTAGCAGATGGGTTAAAATATCCATTATGTGCTATAAATAAATTAGATAATGGTATTGTCTATCATGTGGGTATGGGTATGCAAAGATTAGCTGCCCTTAAAAAACTAGATTGGGCTACTTGTAAAGCTGTAATAGCTTGCAGACCTACAGATTCTTATATCCCTTTAGGGCTCCCAATAAAGAATAGAAAAGAATTAGAAGACGTATTTGGAACTAGTCTTAGAAAGTTTCATTTAGCGCCTAACTCTTTTGAGGCACAACCAGCTGAAGATCCTAACGAGTGGGATCCTATTAGACTTAGAAATGAGGGGAACAAATGACTAACGAAGTCACAAGTTACAGCGAAGAAAACGAAAATAAAGACTTAAGCGTATGGATTCAGGATGCTCAAACAACACATCTTAGTGATGTTTTTTCTGCAGAAAATCTTCCTTACGTGCAAAGCTTTGGCAATAGAACTTTAGCAGAGAATGCGCAATTAGCAGAACTAGCTATTTTAAATTGTCAAGAAACAGAGCGTATTTGGAACCGTTCACACTCTCAGTGGACATGGAGACACATTAATTTAAGCTACGCTGCACCATTTAAAAACCTAAGACAAGTGAGCGCAGAAGTTTCTTCTAAACGAGAAGCGTTAGAAGAAGCAAAATGGAACTGGCTAAAAACCCAAGCTAAAATTAAGATTAAAGAAGAACATATACAAAAAGAACAAAACCCTAATAAAAGAGAGTTATTAGAAATTGAGCTAGCCCAGATGAAGTCTCAAAGTGCTTCAGGAATGAAGTATGTAGAGGGAGCTATGAAAGATGTTATTACCCTTTCAGAGCTTTATGATCAGCTAAAAAGACCTTATGAAGGTTACAGCGAGGCAGACTTCGAGCAAGAGGAAGCTAAAAGCCACTTAAAAAGAAGCTTAGTGCAGTGTTTAAGAGATATTAGACAGAGTGGACGCATTACTAAGGGCGAACAAGAATATTTAGAGCAGATCGGGGCTAATCCAGGAAAAGTATTTCAGGATATGATACGTTATCTGCAAGAAGAAGAACAAAGTGACGATTATACTGTCACAGGAATGTACAACTTTTTAGACACTATGTGCGAAAAACTGATAGATCAACTAAAAGTAGATGAAGTGCGAATGCAACTTCAGGGTCTTGAGCACACTATTCTTGATAAAGCCTTATTTAAATCAGAATAAGAGGAGACTATTATGATAGTTGAATATATGTTAGAACAAGTTGGAAGAGGTGACGCTAAGCGCGCCCCTTCCTTTATTAGAGACGGAGGTCATTGGTTTAATCCATCAAACTTTACGTACTTAGGGTGGGTACCTAATCTTGCAGAAAGAGAATTTTATGTGCCCGATTCTTTATCTGTAATGACCAGACAAGATGTTATAGATAGAGGATTAAGCCTTCATGCTTCTTTTCCTATGGTTAGCCATGGAGAGGTAGCTAGTATAGAAGAAGAGCCTACAACCTTAACAGACGCAGAAGTTACTACACTGTTGGGAGATTGGTACGATACAATGACTAATAACTACACTCAGCAGCCTGCAGAAGCTTATGTAAGTTATGATAGCGGTACTATTACCGCACGAGTAATTTTTGCAAGAAAAGGTCTTATTATTACTGGCACCCCTCAGCTAGATGTGAGTGTAGGGGGTATTACAAGTACCTTAGATTATCAAATGAGTAATTTCAACTCTATTACATTTACAAAAACACAAGCAGCAAGCTCGGGAACTGAGATTGCCCTAGATGCAAATACCTCTATTACCTTAAACGGGGGTACTATTACAGACGGTACGGATAATGTTATTTTATCTTTAACTTCTCTGAGTGAGAGCAAATTAAGTATTACCGTAGAATAATGTCAGATAACTATTTTAAAGTACCCGTAGGTAAACTAACTTCTAAATTACCTGCTAAGTTCGGGTTTACAGAGTTTAATACTAGTCAAGCAGCTATGCTTCAAGGATTAGAAGATAATAGATTCTGGGTACATATATCTGCCCGAAGAACAGGAAAGTCTAGTGCGGCAGCAGTACTAGCATTAGCAAAACTACTAGAACCTAATCAACAGGTTCTAGTAGTAGCGCCAGACTATAACTTATCCTCAATTATTTGGGACTACACTACTGAGCTTATTCAAGCCTTTGGTATTGAAACAAAACGTTTGAATCTGAAAGATAGAGTTGTTAGGCTAGTTAATGATAGTACTTTTAGGCTACTATCAGCTAATAACAGATCGAGCCTCGTAGGTAGGGCAGCAAATCTTCTTATCGTAGACGAGGCTGCTATCATACCAGACGATGAGTATTTTACTAGAGATCTAAGACCTGCTCTATCGACCTATGAAGGATCTAGAGCACTATTTATTTCTACTCCTAGAGGTAAACAGAATTACTTATATAGTTACTATACTAGAGGAGACGACACTCATTATGACGACTGGGGAAGTGGTTTATACCCTTGGCACGTTAATCCTGCACTAAAAGAAGCAGATATTGAAGAAGCTAAGAAAACACTGCCTCCTACTATTTTTAAGCAAGAGTATTACTGCGACTGGGTAAGCTTTGAGGGTCAAATCTATAAAGTTGAAGACTCAATTCACTTGATAAACACTAAAAAATATATAGAACCTGGCGATTCAAGATATACTTTTATAGCAGGGTTAGATATGGGCTTTAGAGATGATACTGCCTTTGTTGTAGTTGCTACTGATGGGAGCAATTATTTTGTAGTAGATGAGTACATAGCTTCTGAAGGGACTACTTCTTCTCATGCAGAAGTAATTCAAGAAATGGTAGAACATTGGCAAGTTGAGAATATCTATATTGATTCGGCGGCTGCACAAACAAAAGCTGACTTAGCCTATGACTATGATATTTTTTGTGAGAATGCAGTTAAATCTGTAAACGACGGTATAAGTTTCTTACAGGTTCTTGTAGAGAACGGAACCTTATTTTTTGATGAAGAGGATGCAGAACGCACATACGCTAGTGTAAATGGCTACAGATGGAATACAAAAGGGGAAAAAGCAAAACCCTTACACGATTGGACTTCTCACTGTTGCGATGCTTTACGATATGCTATTTATTCTTATACTAAGACTTCTGCCGTGGGTATCTATGCCTAGAAAAATGAACAAAACTAAAAACGGTATGTTCCCTATTAGAAAGAAGCATACCGTTAAAACATTAAAAAAAGACGTTAAGTCTTTAAGAAAAAACGGCTATCCTGTAAGGATAGCTCTTCATACCTTAGAAGGTATTAAAAAGAGTAGTCCTAAGAAGAGCAGTAAGGCTCGGGGAACAAGTACTATACCCTCTAAGAAGTATGTAAAGAAGAAAAGATAGAAAATAAATTTTTGACTGCAACCAAAATGAGAGCTATAATTAAGAAAAATGTCAGACCTGAAAAGATTACCTGTTAAATACGTTAGAGACTTCATAAAAAAAGATTATGTATACGACTCTGGGTGTTATATTTGTGGTGCAGAAACAAAATTAGAGCTACATCATTTATATAGTATATCAGAGCTGTGGAATTCTTGGTTAGATAGTTTCAAAATAGATTCTAGTAGGTTAACTTTAGAAAAAGTAAAAGAACTTAGAGTAGTATTTTATGAAGAACATAAAGAACTGCTAGGCTCTGGTAACTTATATACTCTATGTAAAAACCACCACCAAAGATTACACAACATTTATGGTGCTAGATATTCTAATTGGAGGTCTAAAAAAGTAAAAGACTGGTTAGAGAGTCAAAAAGTTAAATTTGGAGAATAGAATGGCAGGGCCTATAAATTGGATTAGAGAAAAGTTAAACCCTATCCAGCCGTATCTACAAAGCCAAGAGCCTCTAATTCAGCCAGAGAGCAATGTAGATTTTAGAACAGCGTATGATCAGGTTGAGATTGTACACAGATGCGTTGAAATGATGATTAATGCTGTAGTAGGTATTCCTTACGCAGTAGAGCCTGGAAGTCAAGGCGGACCAGTAAAAAAGTTAGACAGATTATTAAATGAACGCCCAAACCCTTTTGAGGATAGAGCTAGATTTTTTAGAAGAGCAATATTAGACCTTTTATTAGATGGTAATGCTTTTTTCTACTATGATGGAAAAGACTTATATATACTACCTGCTAACGATGTTGAGATTGTAACAGACGCTAAAAGATTTGTAAAAGGTTATACTTATTTAGTAAGTGGTTCAGGGTCTAGCTATGACTCAGGGTTTGAACCTTTTGGTTCTTCTTCGGGTACTTCCTCTTCTAGCAGAGGAACTAAAGAGAGTACTGAGATATACTTTGACTCAGCAGAAGTAATTCATGTAAAAGATGACAGTGATGATAGTATATTTAGAGGAAGAAGTAGGTTAAGAAGCTTATCAGACCTAATAAACTTATACTATGCCTTACTTAAGTTCCAAAGACAGTTCTTTAAGAATAATGCTATACCGGGAGTAGTTTTAACTACTGAGGCGGTTTTAAGCTCTAAGATTAAAGACAGACTTCTTCAATCTTGGAGAAACTCATATACTACTATTTTTGATGGGGCTAGAAATCCTGCTATTTTAGACGGTGGCTTAAAAATAGATAAGTTTAGTGACGTAAACTTTCAAAGCTTAGATTTTGAAAGTAGCGTAGAGCGGCTACAGCAAGACATGGCTAAAGCCTTAGGAGTACCATATACATTATTAAAAAGTGGTAATAATGCTAATATATCTTCTAATCAGGTATTATTTTATGAGCATACTATAATACCTATAGTTCATCAATTTACTAGTGCCTTTACGCATTATTTTAATTCAGTACGAATTAGACCAGATTTAGTGCACATACCAGCACTACAACCAGATCTTAAATCTCAAGCCCAATATTATACCTCTTTAGTTAATGCAGGCATAATTACAGCTGACGAAGCAAGATTGAAATTAAACTTCCCTGAACTCAGGGAAGAAGCCACTTCAAAAATTCGCATACCTCAAAATATTACTGGTAGTGCTACAAACCCAGAGTTGGGTGGAAGACCTAAAGACGGTGATAAAGTAGAGGATGCAACGCAAACGGAGTTAGATAATGACTGATAAAAAATTTTATATCCATAGTGATAACATAGAAGTAAAATCAGCATCTTCCTCAAAGAAGTCTTTTAAAATTGCAGGATATGCAAATACATCTACTAAAGACAGAACAGGAGATATTGTTTTACCAGAGGCATGGTTAAAGGGAGTAGAGAACTATAGAAAAAACCCAGTTCTTTTATACCAACATGATCATAGTAAGCCTATCGGTAAAGCAGAGTCTGTTAGAGTAGATAAAAAAGGTATTTTTGTTGAAGGTTCTGTATCTGATGCAGCAGAAAAGCTGCACGGAGTACAAACTTTAATCCAAGACGGAGCTTTAAAAAGCTTTAGTGTAGGATTTAGAGTTAAAGATGCTGATTACGACAGAACAGAGGACACTTTCTTTATTAAAGAGTTAGAGCTTTTAGAAATTAGTGTGGTCAGCGTACCTGCTAATCAAGAATCTCTATTTAGTATACGCAAATCTTTTGATGACGACTCAAGCTACGAAGAGTTTAAAAAGCAATTTGTAAAAGAAGATGCTGAAGAGCTTAAGGTAGAAAATTCTATTGAAGAAGACACTGCTAAAGAGCTACAAGAAGAAGCAGTAGAGAAAGCTTCCGAAGAAGTAACAGAGGTTAAAGAGGTAGAGGAAGAGTTTATCGAGGAAGATCCTAATACTCCTATCCCATTCTATAACATGCTAAGCGCTGATACTTCAAAACTAAACAACGGGGATACGGTAAAACTAGAGGGCAAACGATATAATATCAAAAAAATTGCTACCGCCGAATCACCATATTTCATATTTAAAGAAATTGACATTCAAGGAGTTTCAAGCGATAATACTATCAAGATTAATGCTGAAACTTTATCAGTAGTTAATTCTTGGGATGTGAACACTAAGTTTGATATATCTATGATTACTCATTCAAATATCACAAATATTACTGATAAAGAGAGACAAACTATTAAGTCTCAATTTAACGACTTAGTAAAGTCTTCAGAGCTAGAGCTATTTAATTTAAAAAGCAAAGTAAAAGAAGACAACCAACAACAAACTCTGAATTCGTTAATGAATTTAAAAAGCATGAATTCAGACTCTTGGAGTGATACTCATTATTCACTTGCACAGAGATTTGTTAAAACTATTAACGCACTTATCGAACTTCCAGAAGAAGAAGATAGAAATTTCGCATTGAAAATAAACGGTTATCTAACCGATAATAAGGAGAATAAAGAGATGGCAGAACAGGAAATTGGTGATACCATCACTGTTGAAACAAAGGCTACAGAAGCTCCAGTAGTTGAGGAGAAAAAAGTTTCTGCTCACGTATCTGAGCCAAGAGTAGCAGAGCTAGTCGAAAAGACTGGTTCAAAAATTATTGAGCAGTCTGACGAAAAGATCAAGGCTGGCAATGAAGACCATGAAAATTCCCGCTTGTCTGAAGAACTAGCAGAATTAAGAGGTCAAATGAAAGCATATCGTGAGCAAATCGATTCTTTCACAACAAGCAAAATGCATTATCAAGAGAGCACACGTAACCACGCACAGTTCTCGCAAAAAGACCTATCGAATGCATATTTCTTGTCTAAAGCACTACGCAAGAGCCCAATGGATACCAAGTACGGTATGCGTATGAAAGACGTAGTCGCTGGTAACAACGTTGAAGCATTTGAAAACGCATTCAGCACCAACGTGTATGAAGAAATGAGACAGCAGTTAGTTGTTGCTCCTTTATTCAACCGTATCGGTGTTAACGCTAAAGCGTTCTCCGTACCAGTCGCAAGTGAAGATACCGATGATGCAATCGCACAATTTACAAGCGGTACATACACAACTGATACAAATAGCAACGTGCCTACTTCTAATCAGCACCAGCTAAAATCAGTAGAGTTAACACCTCACAAATTTATGGTTAAAACTCACATCGCAAAAGACGAAGAAGAAGATACAATTCTTCCACTAGTAGATTTCCTACGTTCCGCAGCTACACGTCGTCTAGCTCGTTTCACGGATAAAGTACTTCTTCGTGGTACAGGAGCATTAACAGGCTTCGACGCTACAGAATCTCTATCTGCAGGTTCTACTGGCGGTATCGGTGGTGTAGCTTCCCCAATTAAAGGTGTTATCAACCACGCGGGTGCTGTAGCAGCTCTTAACATTTATCGTGGTATTGGTCTAACCGGTACAGACGCTAACACAGCTAAAGCTAACGCAGCTACTGTAGCAAGTGCTAGAGCCGCAATGGGCAAGTACGGCTTATCTTTAGGCGAAAACCTAGTTATGCTAACGTCGGTAGAAGGCTACAATAACTTTGTAACCGAAAGCGATTTCCAAACAGTAGATAAGTTTGGCGCACAAGCGACTTACTTGACAGGTTCTATCGGAGCTATCTACGGAATCCCACTATATATCTCTGAGTTCATGGACACAGTAGCTAGCACTGCTAATAATCG